ATGGTTTCCCTCTTGAGTACCTTGTTAGAACCCTGCTTTTGAATGAGTTCCATCAATCAACACCAACCCCTGTCGGTCCAAAAACTAGAGCACACACGATGAGGCTGAAGGCTATTGAGGCAGGGGATGATTACTAAATGTTTCCAAACAAAACAAAATGAAAGTGACGGTCGGCTGTGGAAATATCTCTTGTAGACAATAGACAACTTAAAATTGCCAAATGGGGGGTAAACAGTATTCTGCGTCCTGAAAAGATGCTGCTCAAAACATCAATGATTGACTACGGATGGATACAGCCAATAGTTGTAAAGAAATCTGATAATACAATTATTGATGGTTATCAAAGATATTTGATTTCCGTTGATGAAGAAAAATTCATCAAAAAGTACGGGCGTTTAGTCCCTGTGATTTACAAAGATGTGGATGAAGTTGGGGCAATGATCATGCACATCAGACTAAATCGTGCTCGTGGCATCATCAACGCTTACGCTTTAAGTAGGGCAGTTAAGAGATTAATTGCCTCGGGTAAGTATGAAGAAAACGATTTATCTAACTTGTTTTTAATGCATGACGATGAAATTGATTTACTTATGTCTGATGGTCTTCTTAAGAAGAAAAACTGGCAGAAATATGAATATTCACGGGCTTGGGTTCCAATAGAGGTAGCCAAACCAGTTGTTGAACAACCCTTGGACATTGAAAGACCACCTAACAAAGACCGTTAAATATTGTCAATAGTTCATATGTGGTAAAATTCGGTTAGTCCTTTTAGGGAGTACTGATGCCACGACCAAGATCAACGGAAGATGTTGAATTCCGAACAGATGTAGATACTGCAGGCGGTGTTGTCCGTCGCGCCCGTTTTGTTCGTCGCCCTCGTGTTGTAGGTGGTCGTCGGGTTCCTGGTAATGCAAGATATTACCGTCGTCGCCAAGCAGAGTTGAACGCAGCAAGACGGCAACGCCGTGGCGCTGTTGCTGGTGCCCGTAATGCTGCTCGTCGTGGTCGTGCCGCCGAAAGAACGGCAAGGGGAGCAGGTCGCGCAGGTCGCAACGCAGGCAATCCAAGAAATGTAACCCCAAGAAGCACACAAGGTTCTCGTCGTCGTGGTGGTGTACGAGGTGCGTTAGCCCGTGTTGCTAGAGGTGTTGCTGACAGGCTCGAAAGACGCCGCACTCGTCGTCGCTGATAATCGGAGGTAACCGATGGCTTTAGTGACGGTATCTGAACTAAAGACTTATATGGATATAAGTTTCTCTAATAGGCAAGAAGACGCCGCCCAATTTGTTATTGATGGTCTTCAAAGCGAGTTAGAAACATATCTGCGTAGACCCATTGAGGTTGCGTCATTCGTTGAAACATATGTTCTTGATTCTGACCATGTTGGTTTGCCAATGGGTTCAAGTCTTTTCAACGATGTTTACAATTCCACCGATGTTGATCCTGTCGGGATTATTACCTACGGCACACCCCCTCCAACAATTTATTTAAAGAACTCCCCTGTTGTTTCTGTTCAAAGCGTTACCGTCAAAAATCTTTCAGAAGTTCAGCGAACTTTGGGTGAAGCGTTAAAGAGGCAAGCAACAATCAGTTCAGCAACGGTGTCAGGTTCTAATGTTACCTACACTGCTTCTGGTCATGGTATGACTATTGGTCAAACCGTGTCTATCACGGGGATGTCTAGTAGTGCATTAAATTTGACTTCCAAGGTTATTACTTCTGTTGCTACTAATACATTTGTTGTTTCACAGAGTGGGCTCTCAGCGGGCACTTTTAATCAAGCAGGTACCGCAAATGCATACGGCTACGACTACACGGTTCGCACATACGGCATTGACTATTATCGTGGATACGCCAACGACAATGTGACCGTGACCTACACGGCTGGTTTAGCGGGTGATGGAATCAAAATGTTTAAGTTAATGATTCTTCGTGCCGCGGCTCGCGAAGTACAAAACATGCACGACGATGTTGTGGGTATCAAAGATCTTGGAGCCCGTGAAGTTGCATTACAGGAAACAGGTTTCTTAGAAAAAGAATTGATGTCTGTGAAACGGTGGCGCAGAAACAGGATTGGTTAAATCATGCCAAGTGATTTAAGAATCAGAATCAAAGTTGATGCTCGTGCGGCTATAGCGAGAATGAACGCCATGGAGCGTCGTTCTAAAGATTTTCGTCCTGTTTTTCGATGGGCTAAAAGAGAACTAGAAAAAGCAAACGCAGCAAACTTTGCGCAGAATGGTTTGCCGGTTGGTGGATGGTCTCCTCTTAAGCCTCGCTACTCGGCATGGAAAGCAACCAAGTTTCCGGGTGCCCCAATCATGGTGGCGTCTGGCAAACTATTCAAAGAATTGCGATCCTTAAACGGTCCTGCTAACAGCATCAGATTGAAATCGGCAACTTTTGGTACAGATTTAGAGTACGCAAAATTCCATCAATACGGAACGAGTAAGATGCCTAAACGAAAGATTATTTACGAACCAAAACAATTTGCTGAACGTCTCGCAATATTGGCAGCAGATTATGTTTCAGACGGAAGAACACGATAAATGAGTACACCAGTAACAGACTTAATGCACGGCGCACAGTGGGCTAAGTACTATGTCAACACATATTTGAATAGCGATTTACCTAACAGAATAAATCGTTACCGTTCTGGTTGGAATCTTGACTCAAATGAGTTGCCAACACCTGAATTTTTCTTAACTTACGAACCAATCGCTCTTGACCACTGGCCAAGCATTATTACGGTGTGTCTATCAAGTTCCCCTTTTGAGCGCTTGATGCAAGGTATTCAGGGCGACCCTCTTTATAGGGTCACCTACAATATGCGAACATATATCTGGACAAAAACTGAGGGTTCAGAAGCCGTCACATTGATGCGAGATAGGTTGACAACGGTTGTTAGGTCGGCTTTGATGGATAAGCCTTGTTTGACACGGTATGACAGTGATTTTGACGCAGAGGTCATGATTGACGAATCTTCTATTACTGAAGAGTTTTCTGACTTAACTCTCATTAAAGGCGACCGAGTATTAGCGGGTGCTTATTTAGGCTACAATTTGATATTGAACGAAGTGATTTATAGAGATCAAATTGCGGCTATAACTGGCTACGACATACAAAACTACAACATGCGCAATACGGGAGCAACGTACTAATGGAACCAAGTTACGGCAAATCAGGTTCTAAAGGCACTATTCGTGTCTGGAATAAGACAAATGGGTATCTTGATGTGTCCGAAGAAGGGCATTTACTTACAGGGCAAACCGCTGCTTGGGTTGAAGAAACCGATGAAATTGTTGCTCTTATCGACGCCGGGCTGTTAGAAGTCCTAGAGGGTCAGTTGAGCAAAGTGTCTTCAGCCCAATCTGATGAAAATTCAAAAAAAAAGAAGTCTTTACCTACAACAGATCAGCCGCCCCTCAGTTCAGGCACAGAAGATCTAGTTGTTGTGGTTGAGGATATTAAAGATGAAAAAGAAATAGTCCCATCAAATAATGATGTTTCTGTTAAGACTGTTTAAGTAATGTATACTCGTTTTACGGAAATTTCTTCAACTCAAATGGAGGGTGCTAGATGCCCGGCGTAACAATCTCAACAGCAGTTCGTACAGGTGCAACAAATACTGGCACTGCTCCAGCAGCAACATTTTTTCTTTTGGGTACAGCGGAGCGTGGAAAAGGTTCTGTAGCCGTTCCTGTTACTTCGCTTTCGGATTTTGAAACAAAATTTGGTGAGCATGTAACTGGCTCATATTCGTGGTATTCCATGAAAACATTCTTTGAAGAAGGTGGCGTAAGCGCTTACTTTGTTAAAGTTAATGCCGCCGCTGGCGTCGCCGCAACAAAAGCACTTTTAGCGGCTTCTTCTGCTGCTGGTGTTACTTTCACTGCAGTTAGCAAAGGTGCGTGGGGAAATAGTTTGGGTTTCGCTGTCACCAACAACACAACCAATTTTGATGTCACTATTACTTACAGTGGCACTACGATTTTCTCGGGAACAGGATATGAAGGTCTGAGCGCTTTGGTCACAGCAGTAAATGCTGACACAACTGCCGCCAACTATGTAACTTGCGCTCTGACTGCTTCCGCTGTTTCTACAGCGCTGTTGGTAACCGCAGCATCTTCGGCGCCGTCAAACGGTTCTGACGGCACTGTTGCGAAATCAGATTTCATCACCGCAATTTCTTTGTTCACTGAAGAACTTGGCGCAGGCGCTGTAGCGGCACCTGGTATCGCTACAGGTTCTTCGGACACCACTTTGTATGATGCTCTTCGCACACACGCAGCCGCAAACAATCGTGTTGCGTTGGCAGGTTTTGCTTCAACAAACACTTTGGCGCAGGCTCGTTCCGCTTCAACTGGATACACAGGAACAACTTCGCACGAATTCATGGCTTTCTACCATCCTTGGGTTTACATCCCACAGGGTTCAGCAACAGTTGAATTACCGCCAGAAGCGTATGTAGCCGCTGTGCGTGCTCGTACACACAACTCCACAGGTCCGTGGAAGGCTTATGCGGGTGTTGCATCAGAGGCAAGGTTCGTTTCAGGTTTAACTCAAGCGGTTAGCCGTGCGGATGCTGATTTGATGGACACATCATATGTGAACCCTTTGCGTTTAGTTAACGGGCGAGTTCGCATCTATGGTGCTCGTTCTCACTCATCAGTTGTTGCTCAGTGGCGTTTCATTACCGCTCGAGAAGTCATCAACTATATTTCCGTTCAAGCCAATAATCGCCTGGAAGATCTTGTCTTCTCAACAATTGACGGTCGTTCAACACTGTTCGCAAATATCA